GGTTTGGTTGCATGCGAACAGGGGCTCGAAAGGAATCCGTTGAATCTCGAGGGAGCACGTCCTGGAATGACGGGTTACATTCCGTCGATGGAGGAGGGCTTGTCGATGGGGGCATCTCCGAAACCCAAGACTCTGGTATTGGAACTGGAGGAACCGGACGAGGAGGAGCAGATGTTATCAGCCAAACGACGTGGTTTGCTCCGGTAGAAGAAGAAATCAGTGATTGCCCAGGGGGAGTGTGTCCTGTTCCCTGGGCAAAGACTATCGAAGGAATGTCTGAATCAAAGTTTTTATCTAGTGATAGAAACTCAAACTTTCCTAATGAAAACACAATAGAAAATACCCCTGTAATTCAGGAGGATCAAGTTAATCATCCGTCCCATTACACAGATGGCGGTGGAATTGAATGTATCGAAGCGATTGAAGCACAATTAACTGCAGAGGAGTACCAAGGCTATCTGCGTGGGAACTGCGTTAAGTATTTGTGGCGTTGGCGTCACAAGGGCGGCAAGACTGACCTGGCAAAGGCTCAGTGGTATTTAGACCGCCTACTGACGTTTACCGAAGCTCAGAACGGCTGAAGCTCGTCATCGTCTTCGTCATACTCGTCGTCTTCACCCATACATGCGGCGGCGAGTTCGGCTAATTCTAGATCTGTGGGATGATCCCAGTCAATCTCAATGTTCTCAGATGCCATGATGTCTTTGATGGCATGCCACTCCATCATGCGTTGGTGATAGAGGCTAAGCAAAGCGTAACGCAGTTCTTCCCACGTCATCTCCTGGGATTGCAGTTCCGCCTTACGCATTGCAAATTGGAGTTCCAAGGGAAGTTCAAATTCCCGTGGTTCAACTGACCTCTCCATTCCGCTCTGCATTTGCTCGTTGCAATTATTCTAATCCTAGCTATTAAACAGCAGATCGAGTTCTTGGTCTAAAAACTCGTCCCACTTTTTCTCGTCAATGCGGAAAGAATTAGCAAACTCAGACAAGATATAAGGGCTTATGCGTTCTTCTAGTTCTCGAATCGCACGTACTTCGTGGGGAGCAGCACTGTAATTACGAAATGCTGTCAACAAAATCTCAGTGGATGACCAGGGATTAGCATCAATCTCCTGGAGGAACAGGTTAATTTCTTCTCGGCGACGATCCAGGAGGCCACCGATAACGTTATGTTCTTCATCGAAGATCCAACGCCCAATCTCCTGCGTGGCACCACAAAAGTCTTCGATCTCAATAAAGTCAATAACGTGACTGTACAAAAAAGGCTCCCAGCCGATGGAGTGCACAAACGAAATCAAAGCTTGACGCATGCTGTTGTCTAAGCCCAGGTTTTGCTTTGCTAGCTGATTGTCAATGACGTTGATCTCGTGAAAAAGATACTCCAGTGCTTTCTCGCGAGTACAGCACTGACCTCGCTTGACGGGAGAACCATCGGGGTAGAACTGAGTTCCAAATCCGATGGTGTAAGGCTCTTCACCAGTGATCGGATCGGGGTATGCTTTTTCGCTATACCCCTCGTACTTGCGAATTAAATTAACCGCATGCGAAAGATCCGACATAGGAGTAACAGTTAGTACTCCCAATATACATAAATTTTATTTACCTTGGCCCCTCAATTTTTTACGGCCATGATTGGCCAAGGAATTGCGGCCTTGTCCTTGACGAGTTTTTTTAGGTTTTGCTTCAAGGCGTAGTGCAGTTGACTTTGGCTTTGCCATCCTGATAAAAAAATCAGCTCATACAGTTTACCGCGCCTTGATGTAACGTGCTCACTCGCGTTGGAGATATGTGATCAACACATGACACCACTGACTGCATTTAGAACATTCCACGTGAAGCCAGCGAGCGGTACTAATGGCAGCATGGCCCAGGCCTTGCATGACCAATACCCTGCTGTTAGCTTGCTCTTTGGTTCATCACAGTTGTGACGAGCGCGAAAATTTTTGCGTCTTTCTGGATTGTCGCGTTTAATTTCCATATTCGCATCGCCAAAACGAACAATTTTTTCTTCTCCGTTTTCACAAGCTTTTACAACCGATTTCTTTCCGCCTTGTACATCGCGTCGTGGTTTATTGCAAGGCATTGAATCCTTTGCAATTTTTGCCGCTTTTGCCGCTTTTTTACGTTTGTCAGACATCAGCTAAGACCTTTAAAGATGGAAGTAAAATCGCTCAAGATTGTTTTACCTGTTTCAGACTTGTAATCTTGAGAAGTTGTGTCATCAAACAAGGAAAAATAACTTGGCGCAGGGCTTGCGGAAGTCGTTGTTTTTGTTTGCGTGGACTCATCATTAAACAAGCCTTCAATGGATACCAGGGCTTCGAAGGGGTCTGCGCTAGAAAGGCCACCAAATAAGCTGCTTGTCTGTAATCCTTTGCTTGCTTGCGTTACAAGCTGCATTTCACTACGGTTTATATCTGTCATGAATTCATTATAAAACTCATCTTCAGTTCCCTGGTACCCAGCACCCTGAAATATTTTGTACAACTGTGTAGCATTCGGGTCGGCGATGGGAGCCTCGTCTTCGGGGCGCTCAATGTAAGTTACGCCAAGCCTTTCTTGCGTGGGTTTTAACTTTTTCTCATTTAAATATTTAATTGATTCTCGTATTTGTTTTGCGGCGTTTGTTGTAAAAGCATCGATAATGTATTGCTTAACTTCCGCCACGCCAGTTTCTACGCCAGTGAGGCCTAGGCCTTCTAGCAACTTATCCCATTCTTCTTTGTTTTGCGTTGGGTCAATACCTTCAAGTAATTGATCGGCATATTCTTGAGGAGTAATAAAATTCAAAAAAGTAATATCGCCTATGTTTAATTTTTCATTAACAAGTTCTGGAATGATAGTTGCTTGAATGTAATCCTCCGCATCTTTTGGAGTGATTACATCTTTTGCGGGATCAAAACCTTGAGATGCTCCTTTGACTTGGTAGTGTAATTTTGCAAACTGACTCCGATCATTGGGATCTAGTCCGTAGTAATAGGCCCATTGATTCCAGGTCCAGTCTGTACCTGGTACAACGGCCGTATCTCCTTGTGTTTTTGCAATTTCCCAATCGGCCGCTACTTCATCTTTTTGTTGAAGATATTTTTGATACTTTGGATCGTCAGTTGTAAAGTTTCCTTCTGGATTCCAATAAAAATCAACGTTGAAGTTTAAAGGGACTGCTGCCCTTATGTTGTCCAAGTAAGCCTTAGATCTAAGGTCTGCAATGTCTCGCAATGCGTCAAGTGCGGTCTGGGTTTGGAAAACATTCTGTTCGTTTTGCTTTACGTCCATATAGCTCACGAATTCTGTCATAGAACGTGAAGTATCAAAGCGAGGTTTTAAATAACGATCGATATAATCTTGAGCAAATTGAGCATCAAGTGTATATGTGACAGTAGGGTCAAAGGGATCAACAATCTCAGAACCCCCTTGATAACGGGTAACAAGTTGCTCATCAAACCACTTTTGCCAATTGTAAACAGCGGTATTTCTAGATGGTATGCCAGTGGCTGCGCTTAAACTTTTTTCTAAACTTTCCTGAACGTTACCCGTATTTCCCATCCAACCAAAGATACCTCCCACGCCTGTATCACCAAGTATTGAATTAGACAGTGTTTCATTCACTGTCATAATCTCACTTAAGCCAGGCAGCCCTCTGTAGAAATCAAATTGTTGCTCATTTAATTTTTGACGCTGTAATTCTATCGCCGCTTCTTTTAAAGAGTCCTGGGTTAATGCACCAAACAATTTTTGTTGTTCTATGTCTTTTAATCCAATGACGGTGGACAACTGTCCTTCTAAAAGAGTGGTGCCTTTTCTTATTTGCGCTTGATCTCGCAATCTTTCTGGAATTGAATCCAGAGTTGGTATAGGAAGCGTCCCCTCGTCATATTGAGCCTTTTGTTCTGGAGGCAAAGAATTGTACCATTCTTGCAGGAAAGCCGGATCCTGAGCAGAAGACCACTCGGCTAGTGTAGTAAAACTAGGTGAAAGGCCCAAAACCTGATCTCGATATTGCTGGTATTCTGCATCAGTTAAAAACTCTGTATATGTTTCGGGTAAACTTGCAACTTCTGCCTGATTGCCTCGATCACCAGCGGCCTTACCCTGCGTCGTATAATACCATTGCAGATAAGTGTCTCTTGTGTACTTTGCACTAATATCTAAATCAGGAAAGAAAGAAGTTCCAACTTGCACCGATGTCTGAGCATTGGTCCACTCTTGTTCGGCAAGCTGGCCTCCCGGTGTGTTTAGGCGATAGTACTCTGGATCAAAGCCCCCTGTTGGTGGCTGTGCTCCAAGCGCAACTGGATCCCAAGGCTGCCCAGCTTTGTTTGTTAAGTAAAAATTATCAAAAACTCCCTTTGCTTGACTTATGAAAAGACTTCTTTCACCAGCGGTCATACTATTGCCGCCCGCAAGATTTGCTATAAGAGTTTTGTAATTACCTCCAGGGCTAGCGTTAAAAGCGTTTATGGCATTTTGATATTTAGTGCGCAGTACGGCGTTTACACCAGGATCCGTGATGGTTAACTGTCCATTAACAATACCTATTCTTGGTGGTATTAATACATCAGTGGTTACGTACGATCCAGCAGCGGGTGCTTGTGCTAATCCTGTCGCAGCAGAAGGGTTTGTGACCGCAAGGACGTTGTAGGAATCCTGAGTTGCATTTCCTGAATAATTAGGAAGCACACTTCCATTTCTTGAGCCTACCTTGCTCCAGTCAATAAATCCAAACTCGTCATAGTTATAAAACAAATCAATGCCGTTGCCACCTTGTCTATTGTTTGGGTCATAGTTGTAAGGAAGCCTTCTTCCTTCTCGTGCGCCAAAATTAGAATAATGGTATTGCCCCCATTCCGCTCTTGAAGTAACAGTTGGCCCTCCCGCAGCCGTACCCTGATAAAAATATGGAACTACACGCCCTTCTCTCGCGCCGTTGGTGTTGTAATGGTTTTGCCCCCAGTCACCTTTAGCGCCTTGTGCTGTGGCTGGATTATTAAAGGCAGCTTGCTGCGCTGGTGTAAATGCATTCCAGGTTGCTGCCAGGTCTCGATGATAATCAACATATGCGCCCCATGCTTTGTTGCGTTCAGCCTGAGACCAGGCTTGCTGTAAATCACCGTTAAGTACAACGTATCCTTCCCATGCCGGTCCAGCTGCAATTGCCGCGTTGTAACGCTGTTGCACTGCCGGATAGGCGTCCGCGTAAAGCCCATAAGGAGAAGTCGCCATTTATCACACAACGAAAGACATGTTTTTTGATTCTAATTGATAAGGAATGAGATCAATAACTTCTGCTCTTACCCAGGCTTTAATTTCTTTCAGACGCTCTTCATTGTAGAATTTTTGTTTTCTAAACCAAGTCTCCATTTCTTCGCTCCCTTTATTCCTATTGCATGACACACAAGCAGGAATTAAATTGTTTCTCGTAGTTGTTCCGGACTTAAAGCGGGGCACAATGTGATCAAGACTTGTTGCAGCGTCTCCGCAATAACAGCATTTACAGTCCCAGGCTTTATATATCTCATCTCTAAATCTTTTTTTGGCAAGTTTTGGTCTAAGTTCAACTAGCAGGGCAAGGGGCTCGTGCTCGTTGCAAAACATGCTATTTAATTGCCGTTACTTTATTTTAATTTGCCCACATATATCGCAGACTTAAGTAAAGAGATAAAAATTTGCTTAAAAACGTTGACAGGGCCTTGACCTGCGTTAAGTTATACTGGTAATCATCGCCACTCCAATGGCTAAGCATCCGGGTTGGGTTTCTATCCAGCAAGCAGAACAGCTTCTTGGTATTGATAAAAAAACCCTGTTTCAGTACCGCGACAATGGGACGCTTAAACTTGGACCGCACTTTGCGGCATTTCCTGGAACCATGTCTAGGGATAGCTATAAATGGAACGTAGCGGCAGTTAAGAAACACCTGCACAAGCAAGGTGTGTTGCCGACCGCTGCCTGAGTTGCTTATAGTGATTTTTGCGGAGTTTATGAGCAAGAATTAAATCAGTGATGTTCAACTGAACAGCCTGAAAAGCCATTGCCTCATAAAGATTTGAACAAAGGGATGTATAGCAGCTCTGCAAATTGCGGGGCTGCTTTTCTTTTAGGTTAAACAAGAAGACCCACTGTGGATGAAGTGGGCGCACGCAGCGCTTTTTACTGGGCACATCGATAGCAAAATCAGAGTGCCAATGGAGATCGGCCAGCTCTTCTGGTTTCAGGCCGTAGGTAGCGACCATGCCATAAACCCAGGCGATTTCTTTGGTTTTTTTACTGTTGGATAAGTGAAAATACTCATCCACTATTCTTTGATCAAGAGGAGGTGAGTGGGACATAGCCTTAAAGGTCTTGGCTACCAGAACCATAGGAATCAATCGGCTCTGATCGCAACCGGTGAACAATCTCTTAATAAGTCTCGAAAGACTTTATAGCATTATAAAATATTAAGAATTTTAAACATTAGCCAGGTCCGCCGCCGCTGGCAAAGGCTGCCCAAGCCAGACCAACCGCTTCCATAGATGAAACTTCCCCGGAAGAATAAGGAAGATGTACGACATCACCAACATGATAAACAGTGGGCACGCCACTGTAAGCAATAGTACTTTCTCCGTATATACGTGTATTTAATTGGTTTGTCGAATAAATAAAATTTGAATCAACAACGTCTCCAAAATTTGCCATTTTATACAGCGGGCTTTTCGCCATTAAAAGGAATGTAAACATTCCCATTTTTATCCAACATTTTAAAACCTGCCATTTTTACAAAATTAGAGGGGATATTGAACAGTTTCTGCATCATAGGCATCATCATGGGAGATTGGCAGTTATAAGGAGGTACGTCCATTAACCCCAATGCTTTTCTTTGGAGATTTGCGGCGGATGCTTCTTTTTGATCTTTTTCATTATCTTCAACTAATTTTTGTTCCCATGCTGCCATGCTTTCAATTCCTACCGGAAAATCAGACGGCTCAGGTGGAAAAACTCCTTCTTCATATTTCATTGCATAGATATGTTTGCAGTAACGCATCTCATCCAGTAATGGCGTCCAGGTATCAGTTAATGATGTAATCACATTATCAACAGCTGCATAGTCCTGATAGGAAGGCATGCCCTCTGATCTTGAGCCAGGGAGAGAAGGATCTGTGGTACTGCGGAGATACATCGATCCAAAGTCTCTGAACACACCTGGATTGTCTCTTGCGGCTCCTGGTTTTGTAGAAGTAGTAGGTGTAACAGTAGGTGGAACATTATATTGCGGAGATGGCGATACAATTTCCATGTCTCTATTTTCCAGGGCACTTGTCATCGCACTATTATCTACTACACCAGAAAACGTCATGATCTCGTAACGTCCTGGCTTCAAAGAAGATAAACTACTTCTTGGAAACTTTGACTTCAATGATTCTGATACACGATTTAAAGAAGATATAAAGCTGTAATCTCTGCGGTTGAAATCTTGACAAGAACAACAATAACGCGTTCCTGTCATTAGGAATCTTCCAATATTCGGAGGTCTAGTTGCAGGCGTAACCAAGGCCCTGTCTGGGGTGGCTTCCACGGAGCCAGCCTTTCTGAGTTTTAGGATTCCGTTGAAGGGATCAGTGTCTGCCAAAACAGCCTGAACATAGCCATATCTTGTTTGTGTATCAGGATTTATCGTATCTCTGTTAATGGGTACGCCTTGTGCTGTAATAATCCGATCCTCCAAAACCTCACCGTTAATTGCTTTTAATCCCGTTGGAGATCCAGGGAGAGGAACATACAGGGGAGGCGGAAGTGGGTTTGAGATGCTCCAAGAGCCTTCAAGCTGTACATACCAATAGTTAGCATCTTCAGTGATTGATTTTATTGACGCTAAAACACCTGTGCTGTCAGAAATATTATCGAAACGCAAACTACCTGCTGCACGAGTACCTGCCCAGTGCATTCCAAATTCTTTATTCTTGGTAGGAAATCCTTTAAATACCCCTGGGATAGATGGAGGATTGCCACTGGTTGGCGTGCCAGGGGGCAATGGAATCATGTAAACAAAAGGATATTCATAAGAATTATCATAAAAAGCAGCCGTTGCGAGTTCATATCCTCGCCTCCATCTGGACCAAGCTGATTCTCTGTTGACACTATAAATCGAATCGGGAACTGAACCTCTAGAGAACTCAGTTGTAATTGGTTTTACTGGACGTGGATCAAAGATTTCAGCCCTGCTAAAACTACCAAAAGAGCTTCCACTCTTTTTTGCCATAATCAGAAGAAACCGCCTTGCGCAACTACATGCGCGCCGGGTGTATATCCTGCTGCGTTGGGGCCGTCTGAAAAAACACCAACATAAATACGATCGCCTCTTTCCAGGTAAATACCCTTGTTCCTTAATGGCGCAGTGGGTCCCAGTCCGTTTGTATTACCTGCTTGCGCTACGGGTGCTGCAATCTGTGGGAGTACGTCAGAACAGTCTACGGTACCACTATTGGCTGGAAGTGTTTTAGCAAAAAGTACCCTGTAGTCACCGGAAGCGGGGATAGGGGTTGTTGTTCCACGAGTATGATAAAACACAAAGGTAACAGCAGGCCGATAACCGTAAGCAACACCGTTATACAAGAAGCCCGTCGCAGTACCACCGGAGTACTCTAGGGAGGTATTAACACCCGTCAGTGTAGTACCACCGGTGTAAGTGTAATAACCGTAACCACTGGCTGGGGCAGTGCCAACAACGCCTGTCTGTTCTACAAAAACAACCTGTCCGCTTGTCAGCGAAATTACGTTACCTGATGTACCGCTGTTAACGGTGTAATCAGCGCCGCGATAAAAATCATTTCGTGTAATAGTAATGGAATCAACAACGCCGCCACTGTTGTTGTCTTCCTGCAAGGCGGCATCCATATCGACTAAGATAGATGGAGCTTGTCCGCCTTGAACAAAGAGCGTATTTGCGGTAGAGCTGCCAACAGTCTGTGTCGTTACTCGAACTGAATCAAATAACGGCCTGTCAATTAACAGTGGCTGCTTGTTGCTGCTAGTACTCGACAATGTTCTACTCGCTAGATGTTTACATTATAAAGCTTATTGACCAAGCAAGCCCATCAGTCCCGATAAGTTGGCCAAACCAGAAGTAGGTTTAGGCGTCAACAAGTCCAACATGACTTGTTCTTTAAAAAGATCAAGAAAACTCTTTGCTTTTTGTTGAGGAACAAGTTGACTCAATACAGCTTCAGGTGATTGAGCCGTCTGCGCTTGCCGTGGAACATCTTGGCCATAAACCTTCTGTAGATCAGCAAGTTTCTTAACGGGCTGTCCGTAGTAACTCTTGCCGCTTTCGGTCGGAAGCGAGGCCCACTCGGGCGCTAATGCAGCAGAAACACGTGGACTAAAGCCCTCTTTTTCCAGGGTGGAAAGACCGCCGATTGGCATTAAACGGTTACGAATACCACGGACGGCCGCAAGATCTTGACTTCGGGGGCCAAAATCTTTTAATCCTAAAGCACTTGCATGTGACTGCCAAGTTCCAGGAAGAAACTGATAGGCGCCTGCGGCTGCACTGGAATAGCCGCCAGGGCTACTAATTACTTTGTCGGGATGCCTTTGTAGATTAGGCGCCAAGCCGCCACCAAACATAACGCGATAAGAATCTTGCCCACCACGCTCAGTTCCTTCTGCAAAGCGAAGAACCTTTAACGCTTTTTGAATGGCGGGTTTATTTACGTATTGTTCAAGAAGTTCGCGTTCATTCATGGGAACACCCCTATTCTCCTACCCAATTTGACTCTGCCTTAAGGCCGGGAGTAAAGACTGTTTGTAGGGCCAGTACAAGACTCAGTTTGGTCGTCAGGCGTTTAACAAAATTGGGACAAAGAATCATGGAACTAAAGCAACAACACTGGCCTCCGTGAATCAGTGATTCGTATCCAGCAGGTTGGGCTTACATGCGAAGCAATGCCAATTAGATTATTTACTTGCTTGTTGAAGAAGTTTTTGCTTCATTTCTTCGATTTTCTCAGGAGTTAGTCCATAGGCGGCGGGGTCATATCCCGTCTCCAAAGTTGCACGCGTACCGAGATCACCCTGCTGATACGGCACTGCTCCTGGGGCCACGGGAATTGGTGCAGCAGTTCTTTGCATCTCTGCAAGTTGATCGGGGGCCATGCCAGCTTGATAGCCAAAAGTACGGTCCATCAAGGGATTAAAAGATCCAACTGCGCCACCTGTTTGTCCCATTGGGGTAGCACCATATTTCTGTCGCCAAATCTGCATGCCAATATCTTCTGCAGATTGAATCTGTTCTGGTGTTGCGCCAGGGGCTACGGCTTTAAGACGAGCTTCTTCATAGCGCTTAAGCTCAGGATCTTGTGCAGTTAACTGAGCAATACGAGATGCTTCCGCAGCTTGTGCACGTTCTTCTGGTGTTCCGCCAAGGGGACGAAAGTTGGGTACTGAATAACCAGCATTGCCACCACCTCCTCCTCCACCGCCGGGACGCGCTGCATCTGCCAGACGTAACTCGGCGCGGCGGTAAGATTCGCCATTGGCGCTAGGGGGAATAGACCCAACCACGCCGCTGTATCGATTGCGGCCTACATTTGCGCGTCGATTGGGACTTGGCGTATTGGATGGTGTTTGGGCGGCTGCGTTAATAAGTGCGCCAATACCTGCAGTACCAGCGGAAATTCCTGCACTTTGAAGTAAAGGAATACCAAACCTAGAAAGTAAAGAGGCTCCTTGTAATGCAGGGCCAACAAATCCGACGGGCATAATTACCTCCAAACCTCATGTAAATAGATGCGAGAACCCACAGCCGTATCAGCCGGGCCTGGTAAGCTCTGAATAAACTCAGCGCCTGAACGCTCGTAACGGTAACGAGCTTGGAAAGGATCCTTATAGTTAGGAACGTAAAGGATGCCAGCTAAACGGTTGGTCTCATAGAGATAAATCTCATCCCAAACCTTGAGAGCTTCTTTGGCATTACTGGACCGAATTGTACGGTCCACGTCGCCAATGATGCTTTCTAACCGAGTGGAAGGCGATGTTGCAACTTCTGTTTTCTTTTCAGCAGTATCACAGCGACCGATCTGAATAACAATCTTGTCGTAGAAGTATGAATCCGGGACGGTATTCATTGCCTCTTCCAAACGAGCGTAGTCACCCGCTGGCACGGAAACCGTGAAGTAGCCCAGGTGATACCGGACCCTACTTTTGTCAAAATCGCTGAGCTGCACAGCTTACTTCCGTATGTTTTTAATTATAAAGGGACTGAATTAACCGAGATAAGGATTGTATTGCGGCGACAAAAGCATATTGAATAGGTCAGGAGATGCACTCGGCTTCATTAAGCTACCGATCATTTCTCTTTTGACTCTTGTTTCGGCGCTTTCTGTTGGCTGCTGATTAGACGCTGCGCCTAATAAAAAGCCTTGTAGAAGTGCTCCAAAGTCTGATGGATCAGCTGTTTTAGGTTGCTCGGGAGAACTTGGCAGGCTAGATGCCTTGCCAAGAGATTTCATGTGTCCAATGCCTATTTCATATTTGTTGTCACCCGTTACCAGTGTGGCTAGATTACCGTAACCACCTTGGTTGGCAAGAGGTTTAAATGTACCCCCGCCTTCGTAATAAACTGGTGTTCCCTCTGGTAAAGCCCAGTCTTCTCCCTGGTGATAAGTAGATGCACCAGCAGTCGGCGCATTTCGCGGGCCAAATTCAGATGTAAGCGTAATTCCTGCTTTCGGATTAAATTTAATATTTCCTTTTTCGTCTTTGATTAGTGCGGGTAAACGATTCTCGCCTACACGCAAACCTAACAACGGAGTGCGAATAGTTGCGGGGTTTAAATACTTGCCAGATGCAAGATCTTTAACATATAGATGCTTGTGGGGTCCGGTAGCCGTCCCTGTGGAACCAACTTGCCCTAAATATTGAATGCCAGCCATATTGGTTTTTATTTACAATTCTAAAGTAAAAACCCCCGGTCTCCCAGGGGATTTAATCTGTAAAAGAGTTATTCACACACGTATCAAGTCGGCAGCAAAGACCGCGTCCCAGTCAACTCTTTTAATTTGTTTTAGCTGTTCGAGATTATTGAACCTTTCACCCGATAAGGACATCTGAAGATCTTTAATCTCTCGTGCCGTTTTCAATCCGATACCCTTAATATGATCAGAGATCATTTGAGCGGTAGCGGCATTGATGTTTAAACGTGTGTCAGGAGGGAAGGTACGAGGCTCTTCTTGTGCTGCTTTATCTTTTACCTGAAGCGTTTTTACTTTTTTAGTAGCTTCTTCATCAGGTTCAATCTCTGTCTTATAAACGGTAAAAAGGCGACCGTCCTGATCCTCGACCATGAACCAATCGCCTTGATCCCATTCGCTGACAACCTTGACTCGAGCACCTGTTTTTTTGTGCTGATAAAGCATTGTTGCTGTTGTTGACATAAGACCAGTGATTAACTGGTCTTAGTTTAACTCAATCAGCTAACAGTGCGTCCCAGGAGGTAGCCATCGATGTCTTCGTAACCAGGGGCCACATCGGGTTGGATGTAGCAAACTTCAACCACGAAGTAACCGGTACGGCCGCCAGAAGCATCGCCACTGGAGATGTACCAACCACCAGAGGTGGAGGTGGCAGTCTGCGACTCACGGGCTTGGACGGTATAGGTGGTAGCAGAAGTGATCTCCTTGAACACCTTGTTCACACTCACACCAGCAGCGCCGGTAGCGGTGAGGAAGGCGTTGGCACCGTAAGCGGCAGTACCAGCGGTGAAGAAGATTTCGCCGGGCTGGGA